CAACTCTTGGTGAATAATCTAGGCTGTACCATTCGCCTTGAACATCAGTAAATGTTGATAGTGTTTGATTTTCTGTTAATGCAACTCTAATTTCTAATCCAGTTGCTTTTAATTCTTTGCCACATACAAAACAATCATCAGATGTTACATAATCTTGATGTTGCTTTACTGTCTTGCCTATTTCGTATTTCACATTGACCCCCGTCAATTTGTTGGTAATACCATTATATGTCCGAGATGGCTGACTTGTCAAGTGGGGTTATATGGGCGTGTCTAGCCCCATTCTTTACCCTCAACAATAAACTTGCCCTTTTCATTGATCGGTACTAATTGAGGCACAACATGATTGCCCTCTACATACAAAATGCCAAATCCTGATTGCCAGTTCGCTGCTTTTTCTCGAATGTAATTTGCACCAGATGATCGTAAATCCATTAGATGACCCACTTCCATTCCCCATATAGTGCTTAAACGCCCACCAAAGCCCCTAGAGGCCTTTGAAATGCCTTGCCTATGGGTATGCCCACAAACAACATTCTGTCCTGTTCTAATGCCCAAATTGAGGGCTGTGAGGCCACCCTGTGTGTAGAGTCTGCCCTCATCCCCATGTGCGAGCAGCACTCCAGGGGCTATAAAGTCCATTGATCGGTTGTAAGTTATTCCTAACTTGTTCAATCCCAACAGGTTTTCAATGCGTAACGCTGTAACTGATTCAAAGGCTGGCGCATTCTTGTAAATGTATTTTTCAATGCGCTGACTGTGGTTGCTTCTTTGTAAGATAAATGGCTTCTTTTTTGATCCAAGGGCTTCCCTGAAATCTGCCAGGACATTATGTGCTGTGTTGAAATCTCTTTGCAATGTGCGTTCAAATTCTGCCCTAGTTCCTTTATTGAAAGCACCTAATTGTGGTACATCTATTTCATCACCCACACAGGCTAATGAATCAACTTTTGTTTCAAATATGAAATCTTGTAATTTCTCAACATTCCTTTTGTGATGGAATGGGATTTGTAAATCTGGAATTATGACAATGCGTTTAATAGACTCACCTTTTCTTTTTAAGGTCTATTACATCACTCCATATCATATCAGTTTTTGTTTGCAGTTTTGTCAATTCAATTTTCATGTCATTGATTTTGTCCATAAGTGATGATCCACCATTAGGGAACAATGTTTGTTTAATTTTCGTTTGCATCACCACTAGGCGAATCATCAAGACAATTATAGTGGCAGAGACACTGACAATTGCTGTTATCTCGTTGATTGTCATTGGCGTTTGTACCAGTCCGGATCATAATCTGAATCTTCATCCCAGTCATCATCATCTGGTGAGTCAGCATACTCAAAGTTTATTGATGCAAAGTTGATCATGCCATAAGCCTGGTATTCAGGCATTTCTGGTGATGTAACTGTAATCATCTTTTTGCGTTTGCCATTGTATGTTTCCAACAAACAAACAAAGCCAGTAACCAATTCACCTTTGGCATGTGCTGCATTCATAACTTGTATAAGTGCATCACCAAACACATCAGGTATTTCAATCTTGTGATCTTCAGACATTCAAATCAACCCCATTCAGTTTGTTAGTCCAACCAAGATATTTGTAGCCCCATCTTTCATTGACTTCTGTGTAGTAAATCTTTCCTACTCGATCCTTAACAGGAATATCAGTATTCCACACATAACCAGGTTTAGAAGATTGAATTGCCACATGGCCAAACTTGCCACCTTTCCAAAAGTGTGTTGCACCAACAGGTGCTTTCATGGGATCAGTAAATCTATTTTTTCTAGGTGTATTATTCCAAGCACTTATTGCGCTTGGGAACTTTGCAGGAATTTGCCAGGCTTGTCTAACAGTCTTGAGACACATGCCTTTGACACCATTGCGACCAGATAGATGTGCTACTGCCATCCACTGTTCGGCATCTCTGCCAGTCCAGCCTTTAGTGTTCGTTGTTTTCTTTGACATTTACTTTTCCAAATTCGCCATCATTAGGATTAAGCCATCTTAGGATGACTGGTGCAACTGCACCGATTCCTGCTGACACTAACATCTTTGGATCAGTAACGCCTGCTAAGTAACATGCAATAAGTCCTGCAAGAAATGATCTTGCCCAGGATTCTGCAATTGCTTTATAATTAGTCATGGTTTATTGGTGTTATTAAAAATGGGTCGTAATCAAATATCTTGTCAAATTCTGTTTTTGTCATTTTTATCGGTTTTAAGTTTGTTTTACAACCACCACACATTGTTGGATCGGTTGCTTCTGGTATGTAGTATGTAATTTCTTGATTATCACATTTTTCTGTTTTGCAAATTAATTTATACATTACAAAGCCTCATAAGTTCCAGAAATAGTTAAAACATCATTAATTGTCCAAGTCATTGGATTTGTTGCAGTCATAGCACTCATACCTGAACCACCTTCGGATTGAACTGGAACAAATTGTGTTGTATTTCCAACAAAACCAGTTGAACCTAAACCGTGATACCAAGCAGTTCCTGAATCCAAAGCCATAACATTTAATATAACAGCATAAACGTCTTTTGCTTCAACAGGTAAAGTCAATCTCCAATCACCAGACCCATAAGTAGTAGTTGAACCCATTGCAATATCTATTCTAAGATAAACTGTTTTACCAATTTGTTTATATTTAGCATCAATAGTGCCATTATTTATTACTGGATTTGTTATTTGGCCTGTCCAAGTTGGTGTGTAGGAAGTCCAAGCGCCACCTAAAGATGCATCAATTGCGTCACCTAAAGTTTCAATTGCTGTCGCGCCATCTTTGACAAGATCAGTTGAAGTTGGAACTGTCCAGCCAAAGTTTGGTGTAGTAGTTGCCATGTGTTAATTAACTCCTAATAAGGCATCTTGCCATTGTAGTGATGGATCTATTGTACTCCAGATTTCACCGGCAAATACATCTTGCCACGCCACTGGAACTGCTGAGAATGTAAAGTCTGACACATTCAAAGTCAAGCGTGCAGTGAACCTGTCAATGTCCCATTCCCATCCCTCTACATAACCAAAGAATTGATTTGGGAATAAGAGTGCAGGGAAGTCTGTGACTGATACCGGCATACCAAAGAATACACCAACAAGTGAATTAAGCAATGATGATGTCATAGTTGGGGCATCAATCTGTATTTGAATGCCTTGGATAACTGGTTGAGGATAAGCATTCAAAAGGACTAGACGATCTGCCAAAGTTTCAGCATCTGTTTGATTCTTTAAGAATGTTTGAATTGTTTGTGTGACTCTGCCGTACTGGCTAATTGAATCAAGTTCCTCTGTTTGAACTGCATCTTCTGCTGCACCATAAACAACGATCACATCATTGATGATGTCATTTCGGGATGTTGTTACGCTGATGCCATCTGCCAAAATAAAGTTTTTGGATATGTCCACAAAGCCATTTGCTGACACATAGTCTGCGCGTGCATCTTGATCCTGGTAACCAATGCCACCAGATGTTGTTTCATAAATATAACCTGATCCTGAATCTGCAACAATCTGAACATAATTCAAAGCATTCAATGGTTCTGGTGTTGCAAGTGAACTGAACAGATCATATGTGCCAGGTGTGTCAATTGCTGAAATATCAACACCAAGCAATGAATCCCAAGTTTCAGTTGTGTAATCAGTCCAAACTTGTGTTGCAGGTAATTCATTCCATTTAAGGCCAAAAGTGTCAGTGATAACAGATACAATCCTGTCACCATCTTTTTGCTCAGCATAACCAACCAGGTTTGCTTCTTTGGCTGCAAGTTCTGATAACCCACCAGATGCACTGATCTGTGTGATAAATGTATTTGTTGTTCCAGCATCAAGGACTGAAACTGAAACATCTGTAACTAAGCCTGTAAAGATTGTTGTATCAACACCTGTGAAGTTATCTAATGTAACTTGTATTGTGTCAAAGATTTCAACATCTGTGTATGGCAAGTTTAAGAAATCAATTGTGGCAAATCCTGCTGATGATTGTTGTTGTACATCATCACGACCCATACTAATTTGCACACCCTCAAGTGTGTAATTGGTGACGGCTGTGCCGTTGATTTTAACTGTGGCGTTTGGTGACCAAGGCACGATTATCTACCTGGAATCATTGGTTTGACAAACTTATTGACAGTGCCAGCCTTTGCAGCGTTGTTGATTGATTTGACAACTGTTTTGGCTTGTGACTTAGAATTGGTTGCACCAAAATTATTTACAACAGTAACTGCACCTCGAACATCACCTTGTGCTAATTGCCCTGCTGCTCTGATTGGTGCAGTTGAAATGTCTAAAATTGCACCACCGATAAATGATTCTTTGAATCTTTCGTATGCTGCAACTGCTGATTCAATCTTTCCAATAAGTGTTGTAAATGAATCAATTAACTTAATTAATGAACTCTCACCAGTTGTAGGATCAATTTGCAACAGTTTGCCTATTGCATCACCTAAATCTCTTAATTGCTCACCCAATAAATATGCTGAACCCTCAGTGGATTCCATGTCATAACCAAATGTCACTGCACCAGTTCCGGCATCATAAAAGGCTTTAGTCAATCCTTGTTTGCCACTTCTAGTCAATCCATTAACTAATCCCTCAAGTGCTGGAACTAAATTATCTGTTGTGAACTTTGCAAGTTTTTCCATAAATGGTAGTAAAGCAAATCCAATTTGTTCTTTGGCTTCATCAACTGCAATTTGAACTCTAGACATTCTTCCTGCAAATGTTTCGGCTGCTGCTGCTGCTTGACCTGCAAATGTATTTGACAATGCAATGACTGCTGCATCAAAATCTTTAGTCTTGACAATGTTTTCATCAAGTGGTACACCGATACGCTTTAATGCACCTAAATTGCCGTCATAGGCTTTGCCTAAGGCTTCTGTGACTGCTGCTAAGTCTTTGCCTGTACCGGCTGCAATGTCTAATGCTAGTTGTTGAAGTTTTTGTGCTTTAGTGACATCTTGAGTTGATCTGACTAAACGATCCAGTGATGGTCTTAACTGATCATCTGCAATGCCTGTGGCTCTGGCAGTTGCATCAATGTAATCTTCGGTTGCTGCAATCTGTTGATCTGTTGCTTTAGTTGTGTTGCGTAATGTTTGAGCCAGGCTAACCTGGGCTTTTTCATCTTCAATGGCAGCCTTAACTGCGCTCACACCAATTGCAAATGCTGCTGTGCCAACTGCTGTTGCAAGACCTAAAAATGCTTTGGCTGCTGTTGCAACAATCTTGTCTACTTTAGAAGTAAATGATTGTGTGTCTGTTGATGCTTTATTTAAGCCAGTTGAGAATTGCGCTGTGTCTGCAAGTAATTGCAGTTTCAGTGTTCTAATGTCTGCCATGTTAATTCCTTTCGCGCCATTCTCGTCTTATTCTATCAACTTCATCAACCCATCTTTTGGTTATATAAGGTTGCAATGCTTTGAGTGTTGGGAAAATAAAATAACCGGCATTGCCTCTGCCCTCGCGTGGTGATCTTGGTTGAAATTGTCTGTAACCAACATAATCAGTTGATTTGCCTTTTCTTTTGCGTGGCCTGTCTTGATAAGCACCAAATTCAACACCAAGTGCAATTGCACCAACTGGTGTACCATTTGCAAGTTTTGGATTATCCCCACCAATGCTAATGACTGGGCCTCGTTTGAAACTGTTTGAAACTTTAATTGATCTTGCAAGTGCTTGGCCTTGTTTAGTTGCTTGCAATGCTGAACCAATGGCAGATGCTGCATCATTAGCAATATCTCTTGATGTTTTTTTCATATCTTCTTTTGCAATATCATCCATGTTTTTGAAAGTACTCAATATGGCTTTAATATCTTTGTCAGCAATTTTAATTTCAAAAGGCCTAGTTGCCATGATATTTACTCACCACATCTGCAATTGTTGATACCTGCTCTGCCGAAAGCGTTTTGAACTCTGACAATGGTTGGCGCGAAACAATTGCCAGTTCTATCAAAGTGCGTTCTATGCTTCCGGCTGTGTAAAATTTGTTGTTGCAAAATCCTTTGAATTGATGTGAACAACTTGTGATCGCCAATCTTCAAACTTACCAACTGGCTTGTCACTGATTCGTTTTTGCATTTGGTATGCGAGCCAAAATTGTTGTTCCAGGCTTGGAGGTAATTCTTTTTTGAAAGACTCAATGAAAGATGTTTTAGTCTCTTTTTCAGCCTGAGCAATTTCCCATGGAATGGTCCATTCTTGGTAGGACTTTCCATTTGCAAGTGTCCATTCTATTTGTATCTTAAACATTAGGTGACCCCTGTTCGATAGTTACGCTATTGATACTGATCGGATTGGCATTGTAACTGAAACAGTTAATGCATCCGGTGCTGCGCCACCAAAATCTGGTCGCTTTGGAATTACTGTCAATGTCATAACTTTGCTGTTAATCGTTATGGTCATTGCTTGTGTTGTGGTTGGGCTTGTGTCTGCATCTGTCCAAAGAGCATCACAAAATCCACCTGAAACACCCCAGTCTTGCAAGATTTCAAGGGTTACTGTTCCAACTTCTTTGTCAATCAAATAATCTACTAATCCATTCAAAGTTTGAACAGTTCCGTTTGGATCATCTAATGTGACTGTTGCACTTGTGATTTGGTCATCATAGTTCACAGTTTTGTATGTCAAGGCAATACTTCTGCCGGTGATTACTGATGTTGGCATTTTTGTTTATCCTTTCTTATGGATTGTATATTGTAGTGATTGACACTTCAACCGAATAAACATCATTGCTATTCGCTTGCCGTATCCTTGGGCTGGAAACTGAAAGTATCTGCCAAGATTGTGGAATCAATGGCAGGACTGTGCCAACCATTGTTTCAAGTTGTACTAATGCACCAGGATTTGTGTTTGGTGCTGCAACTAATTCTAATACATATCTGACACGCCATGCTTTATTGTTTCCAAGTGTTACTGGTTCAAGCCATGGATCAGATGACAAAATCATGATGCTTGGTGTTGTAACAAATTCTGCACCAAAATCAACAACTGAATAAACACTGTTTGATGTGATTGCTGTTTTAAGGTTTGCCCGTAGTGTTGCTAATGTCATCCTATTAACGCCTCAACATCAATGTATGCGCCAAGCATTCCAATAATTCTGTTTTGGATTGTACGGCCTAAGATGTAAGGTTGTGGCACAAAATCAAGTCCCTGTTGAACTGATCCGGCTGATGTGCGTGCTTTGAATACATCAAGTGAAACTGTTAGCACTGCTGATTCAACTGGTGCAACATCTGCGTATTGTGATAAATCGTTTTCTGCTGCAAGGCCGTTAGGTATTACATTGCGCCAATCAGTGTGAACTGGTGCGCCTGTGGTTGTTATTTTGAATGTAAAGTCATCAACAATTTCAGCAATTGTTTTGTTGCCATTAATGTGTGCTTCAACACCTTCAATTGCAACTGTTTGTGTTTTGTAAAATTTGTGTGGTTTGGTTGTGTGAATTGTGCTTAATGTTGCACTTTCAGAATAGTGTTTATCAATTGGTGCGTTCCATTTAACTAATAAATTGCCGACAACTGATTCGGCTGTGTCAATGATTTCTGTTAATACGGCATCACTGTATAAACTTGAACTCACATTGTTCAGTGCAGATCGTAATTCTGCTGGTGTGATGATTGATGCCATGTCTTACCTTTCGTGTGGTGTTACCTGGCAGGACAGGGGTCTAACCTGCCAGGCAACTCTTGTTCTCTAATTAAGCGACAGTGATGCTTCTGAATGCTGTTGGATATTTTGCACAAGTTGCAACATATCCGTAAATGCCAATTTCAACTTCGCCAGTTGAAACAACATTTGTGCGCAATTGGAATGCACTTGACTTGTACATTGTTGCTGCATCAGATGGATAGATAAGGCCACTTACACCAGTTCCGGTGTCAATGTTTGGATCAACAACTAATCCCAATCCTGCGATTGTTCCGTTTGTTGAACCAGCAGTCATAAGACCTGCTGCATTTTGTGTTGGGCCTGCTGCTGCAAATAATGGTCTTTGTGCACCATCTACTGCTGCAAGTAACGCTGCAAAGTTGCCGGTGTCTGCAAGGAATCTGTTTGGAGTCTTGCGAACAACTGCATATGAATCTGCAATACCATCTGCAATTGCTGCATAAAGTGTTGCACCGGTTGAAACACCGGTTGCTGCTGCTGCGATTGAGAATGCATAAGCATCTGCCTTTTGAGCCCATGATGCTGCAAGTTCACGCAATAGCACATCTAGGTATGCAGGGTCGCTTCTGTCAAGAAGTTCAACTGATACTTTGTTTGCGCCAGCAATTTTAACAACATCAATTTCTTTTGAAGTGATTGTTGTGTCTGTTGAATCAAATTCAACTGCTTCTGCTGTAACTGCTGTGGTGGCTTGTGTTCCAATAACTGGGCGATAAAATTTCATGCCAGAAATTGGAAGTGTTCCTTGTTCCAAACTATCAGCAAACGGCATAGAATTATCAATAATTCCAATTAGATCGCGTAGGTAACTTGGAGGTACAACACCAATGTTTTCGGTTGTTGTTGCTTGTTCAATTGCTGCAACTAAGTCGCGAGCATCTGAATTGCCTTGTAATGCATTGAATTGTGCTTTTGCATATTCGCCAGCAGTAACATTTAAGTTCACGCGTGGTTTTGCATAAGCAACTGGTGCTGCTACTGCTTTAGAGGCTTCAACTGCAACTTCTGGCGCAGTTTCGACCACTGGAGTTACTTCTTCAGGATTTCCCATTGAAGTGACCTCACTTTCGGTTTGGTTTGTTTGTTCATCACTTGCGCTGATTGCAGTGACTTCTGTTTCGTCTGCCTTTTGAGCAGCGACATCTGTAATTTGTGCTTCAGCAAATGCTGGAGTATCAACAACTGATACTTCCAAGATTGATGCTGATGTCACATAAATTTCATCTTCTTTGTTTTCGTATTGGTCTATTGATGCACCGATTGACAATCCGGATTTTAAGCCGTCTTGTGCAAGTGCCAAAATATCGTCACCTGCTGATGTGCGTGCAACTTTGAATTTGCCAATAATTCCAACTGGTGTAATTTCGTGACTTATCATTCTGCCACGCACTTTGTTCATGTCATGATCTTCAAATAGTTTGACATCATTGCCAAGTTTAAGTGAACCTTGTTCAAATATGACTCGACCAAAGTTTGTCAATCCGGGTTTTCCAAAAGGCACTATGATTCCTGTAATTTCTCTTTTGGATGTGTTTGCTGTTAATATGTCGCTTGTAAATTTAATTTCCATCATCTCACCAAATCTTCTTCCATTCTTGCCTCATCTACTGTAAGTACTCCAAGTGGGATTAACTTGGAATAAACATCTGCTCTTTCCAATGGATTACCTCTTAGGAAGTCATCCAAGTCATATTCAACATATTGTGTTGAAACTGTTATGTCATCCATTGACAGTCTTTGTTCAATTGCTGTTAGCAATGGTCGAAGTGAGAAGTCCAAGAGTGCTCTGCGTTCGGCTGTGACATTTGAGTATGTCATTGTGTTTGTTGATGCATCAAGATAATATGCCGGGATGTTCATCAATCTGGCAATTTCTTTTGCAAGGTATTCGCGTGCTTCTGTAAGTTGTAGATCGGCTGCATTGAATCCAACTGATTGCATATCAACATTGTCACTTAAGAATGCTGTGCCTTTTGTTTGTCTTGCTTGTTTCCAAGCGTTTAAGATTGCTGTTGCTTTGTTTGCATCCATTGGCACATTTGCTTTTAATACAACACTTGGTGTTGGTGTTTCAGCATAATTGAACACTGCTCTTTCAAGTGCTGCTGCTGTTCTTAATGTTCTGCCACCACGATTCAAAACACCATCTGGATCAATGCCAGTAAATTGAATCAATGATCCGACACCATTGTCTGGAAGTCTTTGTGCTTCTAGTTGGTAGCCGATTACTAATTCACCGGTTGAATCAAGTATTTGTGAAACTCTTGGTGCATCAATCCATCTGATTTGTGATGGTCTGCCTGTTGCTGGATCAAGTTCTTTAATTTGCCAATATGCAACACCATGAAACAACAAATTTTCTGCTGTCATGCCGTAGACAACTGCTGTTGGCATGTTTTTGTCTGGCTGTGAAATTATTGTTGGTGTTGGTTCAACTCTTGTTTTGTCAAATTTTCTTTTAACATGTAATTCTAAACTTGAGGCAGTACCGACAATAATGTTTCGGCCTCTTGCGCATGCAGGTACACTTAGGGCTTCTCGTCTTGTTACAAATGTTGATGTGACACCATCAAAGCCTGGTGAGAATAATGAAAGTGGTTTGTCCGGGAATACATAAGGTGCAATTGCTGCTTTAAGTTGTGGCTGAATGTATTTTGAGTAAATTCCCATAGTCTCGCAATTATCTCATAGTTGTTGCTTATATCATACACTGTCCGAGATACCGGTGTGTCAATTTATGACACTAATATATCAAATTGTCCTGAGTCTTGTCTTTCAGTTGCCTTGTGTATTGAAAGCATCATTGCAATTGCTGCTGTGGCATTCTTTCGTCTTGACACATACCATGATCCGGCTTCAGTTGTTTTCTTAATGCACGCATTGACTGATGCTGTTAGTTCCTGTTGTCCTCCATGAGTGATTCTGTTTCCTGCCATTGCACCAAGGGTTTCATCACAGGCCTGGTAGTACTTTGCACCTGTAATAATTTCAGCGTTGATTGATCCCATGCGTAGTTTGGCTGCAACACTGTCGCCACTGAATTTGTTTAGGATAATTGCTTCTGCGTTGTATTTTTTTGCCCATTCGGCAACATGGCTTGCAATTTTAAGATCATCAATGGCATTTTCTTGGTTTTGTAAATCCATTAGGCCTACTGCGATTGATTTGTCATCCATCATTTGTGATCCGACTATTGCAAAGCCTGTTCTATCTGGTGATATTTCAACACCAATCCAAGTTGGTTTTCCGGGTGCTAATTTGAGGCCATTTTGTTGGCATGATGTCCAATCGCCAGCACTCCAAGGTGACTGGATTGTGTCTACCCATTGGCAAAGCATTTCAGTGGCAATGATGTTTGGATTATCGTTCATTCTTGATTGCAAAGTTTCTTCTGTAATTGTATGACCCAGTGCAGGGTTGGCTTGAACCCATCCTTTACGATCTGCAAGTTTTAATCCTGGTTCTGCTGACCATTCCCAGTAAGCAATGTCATCTTCTGTGTTGTTTTCAATTTTGTGCATTGCTCTTGCTCTCATTTGATTCAAAAGGACTGAAGTAATATCACCTGCGTTTGAGAATGCCCAAAGGCTTGGTGATTTCGCTGCTTGCATTGTGTAGGCAAGGGCGGCAAATGAATCAGTTGATTTATGCATGCGTGCTTCATCAAGATAAACAGTGTTTGCGCTGAGTCCACGCGCAGCACCAGGTGTCGGGGCTATGATTTTGTATCTGCATCCATTTTTTAATTCAATTTGTTCTTGACCGTTTGCCCTAGTAATTGCTTTTACTTTTGATGATAACCAGGAATGGTTGTCAATCATTTCCACCACAGATTTGAAACATTCAAGCGCAACATCACGATTCTGCGCCGTAGCAATTTGCAATTTTTCATTCCACAAAATCATTGCTGATAGGAAGTCCAACACCGAGAATCTCGACCACACCAACAACAAACCAAACTAAAGGTCATGAAGTAATTGAATTAGCAAATCAAATGGGCATGCCTAGGATTCCCTGACAAGAATATGCACTTCTAG